ATTTGAAATAGAAAATGGAGCAATTATACCTACAGAACATTGTGATACTTTAGATACTTTAAAGAAAATCAAAACTACTTATAAAGATTATATGCAAGTATATCTTTATATTTTCTATATGACTTGTCCTAATCCAGATCAAAATCCTTTCTTTGATGTTAGAGATACTGATAAAGAAGAATTAATATTAAGCCAACTAGGAGATATTCAGTTTAGTCCTGAAGATAATGAAGTAATTGCAGGTATAAATCTTTTAACAGAACTTTATAGTACGCCTACATTAAGAGCATATCAAGCTATTAAAGGTGCTATGGATAGACTAGCAGAATACATGATGACTGTAAAAATAACTGATGGTAGAGATGGTAACATTACTGCTCTAGTGAATGCTGCTGCTAAATTTGAGCAAATAAGGCAATCTTATAAAGGCTCTTATAAAGAATTAATGGAAGAACAAAAAAGTATAGTTAGAGGTGGACAACATGTAGCATATGATCAAAAAATGATGTAATATGAAAGCAGACTATGAATTTGAAGAAAAATTATTTTTACAGTTCAATACTGAAGAAATAGATTTATTAGATAGTGCCATAACAAAATTAAAAAATAATACTTCTAAAATTGGATTTAGAAAAGGAGTAATAAATAAAGAAGAATTACATGTATTTGATTTAATACAAGGAGTAATTAAAGAATTAAGACAAGAAGAACAAGAGGAAGAATAATATGACTAAAGTATATAGATTTGATACTGTGATTTATCCATTTAATATTTATGTAATTATAAATAAAACTCCAGATGTTATTTGTGATTACTTTAAAGAATATAGTGGAGATAATATTGTATTTTCTAACAATGATGGTTCTAATAGAATGGATACTTTTACAATGAAAATTATATCTAAAGAAGATTCTGAATATGGAGCATTATTATTTTTTAGAGATAAAAAAAGCATGACACCAGGTTTAATATCACACGAAGCTTCACATGCTACTAAATTCTTATTTGAACATATAGGAGCTGATATGAGCGAACATGAGCCTTTTGAGTATGTACTAGAATTCATAGTTAATAACTGTTATAAAATAAAAACAAATAGATTTTAAAAATAAATAATATGAAAGCAATAAAAAAACCAATAGAAATTGATTTTTATGAAATCAAAACATTATCTTCTTATGATATAGGAGAAATGAGCAAATGGATTAGAATAATGGGAGAAAATCCTGAAGAAGTATTAGATATTAAATTAAATGTGAATTCTAATACATATACTGTTAAAGTTAATACATTAGAAGGCACTAGTTATGATTTGACTACTGAAGATATGTTAATGCGAGGTATCAAGGGAGAATATTATCCTTGTAAAAAAGAAATATTTTATGAAACTTATAATATAATTTTAAATTAAAGAAATCATGGGAGAACAAGAAGTTAAAAAAATGCCTTATTTTGAGTATATAGTAACAGAATTATCAAATAATTCAACAGCTAGTTTAGAACTACTTTATTCTATTAAAGATAAACTAAACAAAATTAAACCAATGGGTGAAACAAAATCAACATTAACAGACAATGATCCAAATCCAGTAAATTGTGTTGCTGATTATTTTGTTGATGAACGTGATAGACAAGAAAAGATTAGAACGATATTAATAGAAATTAATAGTTATTTGAATGAATTAGTATAATAATAAAAAAAAGAAATTATGAATGAAAATTTAAATTTTGGTCAAGCTTTAGAAGCTTTAAAGCAAGGCAAACGAGTTTCAAGAGCTGGTTGGAATGGCAAAGGTATGTTTATCTTTATGCGACCAGCGGATGAATTACACATTGAAATGGTAGTTGATAAAGTCAAATCGTTACCACAGAGTGTGAAAGACTATTATGCTCAGGATATTACTAATTCTGATGGAGAAAGAATTGCAACTTATCCTGATGATAATGTGAAATTTACAGCATACATCTGCATGAAAGCTGCTGACGGAACAATCATTAATGGTTGGTTAGCATCTCAAACAGATATGCTTTCAGAAGATTGGATTATTTTAAATTAATTATTAATACTTAAAACTATGGAAGATTTTAAAACAAGACTCATCAATGAACAATTAGCATTAGAAGAAAAAATAAGTAAACTTGATAGTTTCCTAATGTCAGAAAAAGTAAATGAGGTTGATGACGTTCAAAAAGCACTTTTACATGTACAAGTAACAGCAATGAATACTTATTGGCAATGCTTAAATGAACGAATAGAAAGATTATAAAATGTATAAATCAGTACCTTTATACAATGTAAAATTAGAGATGTGGGAGAGGAAGGACTTTCCCACACAATCTTCTTATGTAGATTGGTTATGGTCTTTATGGAAAGAACCAGGACAATATGATTTTGATGATACAGTACATTTATTTAATGAACAAGCTAAAATTTTTGATAAAAGAGGTATATTTTGTCAACATCCTTCTAATAGTAAAGATTTTGTAACATATTGGGAAGATCAAAAAGATAAATGTAAAAATGGAGTTATATATCAAAATGGTAGTAAAGAATGGTTTATACCAAGAGAATATTACATGTTATTGAATTTTTTAAAAATCTACAATAAAGAAAAGAAAAATTTTACATTTATAGATGTACGTGATGCTCAATATCATATGGCTTTATATGAAGAGCTCGCAGAACATTCTGGTAAACATGTAGCTGTTCTAAAGAAACGTCAGATGTTATCTTCATATTATCATGCTGCTAAACTTATAAATAGATTTTGGTTTGATAGTGGTGCTATATGTAAATTAGCAGCATCATTAGGTACTTATGTTAAAGATACATGGAGATTTATAGATGAATATAGAAACTTCTTAAATCAACATACAGCTTGGTATAGACCTTGTAATCCAGATAAAGCATTAGATTGGCAACAAAAAATTGAGATTACTCAAAATGGCAAAAAGATTGATGTTGGTTTAAAGTCAGTAATGAAAGGTCTTATATTAGATAAAGACCCTAGTGGGTCCGTAGGAGGTCCTTGTCATAGAAAAGGTACTAAAATTTTAATGGCTTCAGGTAAATTTAAAAATGTAGAAGATATAAAAATTGGAGAATTTATATTAGGTATAGACAACAAACCTAAAAAAGTCATAAGAAATTTTTCTGGTACTGATATGATTTATGAAGTAAATCAAGTAAGAGGAGAATCTTATTATACAACAGGAGATCATAAATTATATTTGATTAATAGAGATGTGAATGTAGCTCCTGAAAATAAATTAAGAATTACAAAAACTAAAGATTGGAATGACTTAACACCTTATCGTAAAAAAGTATATGTGGGTGTTAAAAATAAAAAACCATTAGTATTTCATAATCATTATGAAGAAGTTACATTAGATCCGTATTTCTTAGGACTATGGTTAGGAGATGGATTTAGAGAAAAACCTGGAGCAATAGTAAATAAAACAAAAGATCCTGAATTACTAGAATATTTAGAGCAGTTGTCAGAAACTATTAATACCAAATTAAATGTAAAAAGAAAAGAAGAATTTAGGTATAATGATGAAATGTATAAAGCTAGTTTCATAATAAGTGAAAATGGTAATGATAGTTATATGACTCAACAATTTATTAAATATAATTTGTTTTACAATAAACATATACCTGATGAATATTTATATGGAAGTATAGAAACAAGATTGGCAGTATTAGCTGGGTACATAGATACAGATGGTTATTATGATCCAGATAAAGGACATTTTGAAATATCCTGTAAAAATGATAATTTATTTGAACAAGTTGTATTTTTATGTAGAAGTCTAGGTGCTTATGTAACTACTTACAGATCTTCTTCTAAAGAACATGTTGTAAATAATAGAGTTATTAAATATACAGAGACCAATAGAGCTAGTATAAGATTTATAAATTCTGCCATTATACCTACTAAAATAAAAAGAAAACAAGGTAATAGTCAAAGAGAACGTAATATCCATACTTCTCCTATCCGCAATATAAAAGAAATAGGAATAGAGTCTTATTATGGTATAGAAGTAGAAGATAATCTTTATTATTTACATGATTTAACCATTACCCATAATTGCTCTATCTTCTTCTATGATGAGGCTGGTATTGCTCCTAAAATGAACCAAACATTAGAGTTTTTATTACCTGCTTTAAAATCTGGTATGAGTTATACTGGTATGTATATAGCAGCAGGTTCTGTAGGTGATTTAAAAGATTGTGAACCATTAGAAGAACTTATAAGAAGACCTAATAGTAAAGATATATTAGCAGTAAGAACTAATTTAATTGATGATAAAGGTACTATAGGAGAATGTGGATTATTTATTCCTGAACAATGGTCTATGTTACCTTATGTAGATGAATATGGTAATTCTCTTGTAGAAGAAGCTGTAGCAGCTATATTAGAAGAAAGAGAAAGATGGAAGAAAGAATTAACTCCAGCAGATTATCAATTAAGAATATCACAAAAGCCTTTAAATATTGATGAGGCTTTTGCTGCTAGAGAAGAATCACCATTTCCTTTACATCTTATATCTCGGCAAATAGAAAAAATAAAAAACAATACTTATTATTTAGAACATGTAGAATTAGATAGAGATATAGAAGGTAAAGTAATCATAACTCCTTCTAGGAAATTACCAATAACAGAATTTCCTGTTAGAATGAATGCTGAAAATAAAGAAGGTGTAATAGTAATGCATGAGAGACCTGTTGAAGGTGCTAAATTTGGAACTTACTATGCTTCTTTAGACCCTGTATCATCTGGTAAAGCAGAATGGGTAGATAATAAATTAATTACCCCAACTGGTTATAAAAGAATAGGAGATATTAATATAGGAGATAAAGTTATGAATCCTGATGGTAAACCTACTAAAGTTGTCGGTGTATATCCACAAGGTAAAATAAAATTATATAGAATATCATTTACAGATAATACTGATATACTTGTGTCAGAAGATCACTTGTGGGCAGTTAATTCTAATGATGGTGATAAAACAACTCCTCATGTATTTTCTACAAAACAATTATTAGATAAAAATTGTATTTTTGAATTTAATGGTATAGGTAGAAATAAAGATAAAGTTTATAAAGTTAAAACTTATTATAAAAATCAAAATAATCAAAATAAATGGCAAATTCCTTTAACTAAACCACTAATATTTAAAAACAAGACTACATTGCCAGTAGATCCTTATTTTTTAGGAGCTATGTTAGGAGATGGTAGTATGATAGATAGAAGTATTAGCTTTAGTACTGGTGATACTGAAATGTTAGAATATATGTCAGAAAAATTACCATCTGATATTACAATTAAAAAAAGTGCAAAATATGATTATCGAATTTCGACAAATAAATCCAGAAATACTATAACACAAGAATTAAGAAAATTAGGATTAATGGGTCATAATTGTTATAATAAATTTATACCTGTTTTATATTTAAGAGCCTCTATAAAAGATAGATTAAATTTGCTTAGAGGATTAATGGATACAGATGGCTGGATTGATAAAAATAAAAATGGTTGTTATTTTGGATCAACATTTATTCAATTAGCTAATAATGTAGCAGAATTAGTAAGATCATTAGGAGGAACGGCATCTATAACAATTAAAAAAAGAATTAAAAATACACAATATGCCACCTTTTATAATGTTAGAATAAATTTACCACAAGGAATGAATCCTTTTAGATTAAAAAGAAAGGCTGATAATTATAAAATAATAAGAAGAGTATCTAAATATATTAAAGATATTAAATTTGAAAGAATAGATGATGCTATATGCATAGAAGTAGAAAATCAAAATAATTTATATTTAACAGAAAATTATATAGTTACACATAATACTACTACATCTAATTCATTAGCTTCTGTTTATATTTATAAAAATGCTACAGAAGTTACTATTGTCAAAGATGATGGTAAAATAGAACATAGATTGGAAAAAGGAAAATTAGTTTGTTGGTGGACAGGTAGATTTGATGATTTAAAAATGACACATCAAAGAATAGAAATGATGTTAGAATTATATAATGCTTGGTGTGTTATAGAAAATAACGTATCACAGTTTATTCAATATATGCAAGAAAGAAACAAACAAAGATATTTAGTACCAAAAGATCAATTAATCTTTTTAAAAGATATTAAGGCTAATACTAATGTATATCAAGAATATGGTTGGCGAAATGTTAATAGAATATTTAAAGATACATTACTTCCTTATGGTATAGGATTTTTAACAGAACCGTTGGATATAGAAACTAAAGTAGATGGTGAAATAACTAAAACTTATTACGGTATAGAAAGAATACCTGACATAATGCTTTTAAAAGAAATGCAAGCTTATAAAGATTCTTCTGGTAATTATGACCGTTTAATTGCTTATTGTGCTTTGACAGCTTTTATAGCAGTGCAAATTGCCAATAAAGGTAATAATAAAGAGAGAAGATATGAGACAAAAAATTTGGATAAATCAAAAAATAATAGTAACTTAGTAATAAGCCCCTTTAAATCTATAGGAAATAAAGGAAGCAATTTAAGTCAAAAAGGAATACAACGTAGTGCATTTAAAAAATTAAGATGATATGGTCAAAATATTAAACAGTCTGCAAATCAAAGCTGGAGCAAAGATAGATAGAACTAGAATGGGTGTTTTAACTCAACCTATTCAATTTCTTTTAACCAAAGATAAAGATGATGATTGGAGAGAGTGGAACATGGACTGGTTAGAAAGAAAAGGACTAGAACAAATCAATATTAAATATAAAAGACTTTTAAAGAATTATCGTCTTGCTAATGGTATTATAGATAGATCTGATTATATTGTAGAAGAGAATAATGAAACAGCAGACCTTATTGACATGCTTACAGAAGAAGATACTTCAGCATTAGAACTTAAATTCTATCCTATTATTCCTAATGTTATAAATGTACTTACAGGAGAATTTGCTAAAAGAAATGATAAAATACTTTATAGAGCAGTAGATGATAGATCTTACAATGAACTTATAGAAGAAAAAAGAAAAACTATTGAAGATGTTTTAATGCAATATGGACAATCTAAAGTTGAACAGCAAATTGCACAACTTGGATTAGATTTGGAAACAGAGGAAGGTACTCAACAAGCACAACAAATGATGTCTCCAGATGTAATTAAAAAATTACCTGAAATAGAATCATTCTTTAAAAAAGATTATAGGTCTATGGTAGAACAATGGGCTACACATCAACATAATGTAGATGAAGAAAAATATTATCTTAGAGAATTAGAAAATATTGCTTTTAGAGATATGTTAATAACAGATTCTGAATTTTGGCATTTCAAAATGAATGAAGATGATTATGATATAGAATTATGGAATCCTGTTCTTACATTCTATTACAAAGCTCCAGAAACAAGATATATATCTGATGGTAGTTTTGTAGGTAGATTTGATATTATGCCTATAGCAGACGTTATAGATAAATTTGGATATAAAATGACTGAAGAACAAATTGAATCTTTAGAAGAATTATATCCAATTCAAAATATGCAATACATAATTCCTGGTTTAGGTAATGATGGTGCTTTTTACGATGCTACTAAATCACATGAATGGAATACTGAAGGACCTTCTTTAGGAATGAGACAATATACTTCTTTTCATGATACTTTTTCTGATATAGATTTAATAGAAGATATATTAAGTCAAAATGAAGATTATTCTATTATTAACCCAAATACAAAAGTAAGAGTAACAACAGCTTATTGGAAATCTCAAAGATTAATAGGGCATGTAACTAAAGTAGATGAAATAGGATTTGTTACAGATTTGATTGTAGATGAGACTTATAAAATAACAGATAAACCTATATATGATACTTCTGTAATGAGAGGTAAATCTAAAAAGAATTTAGTATTTGGTGAACACATAGAATGGATATGGATTAATCAAGTATGGGGTGGTGTTAAGATTGGTCCTAATAAACCATCGCAACACTTTGATGAAAAAGCGTCTGGATTTACTCCTATCTATTTAAATGTAGAACCTTTAAAATATCAATTTAAAGGTAATAATACTTTATATGGTTGTAAATTACCAGTTGAAGGATCTATATTTTCAGAAAGAAACAGCAAGAGTACTTCTTTAGTAGATAAAATGAAACCTTATCAAATTGGTTATAACTTAGTTAATAATCAAATATCTGATATGTTAATAGATGAACTTGGTACAGTAATCTTATTAGATCAAAACTTCTTACCACAAAATTCTATGGATGAAGATTGGGGTAGAAATAATTTAGGTAAGGCTTATGTAGCAATGAAGAATTTTCAGATATTACCGTTAGATTCTACACTAGCTAATACAGAAGGTACTGTAGCTATGCAACATGCTCAGGTATTAAATTTAGAACAAACTAATAGATTGATGAGTAGAATACAATTAGCTAACTTCTTCAAACAACAATGTTTTGAATCTATAGGACTATCTCCTCAAAGAATGGCTAATATAACATCGCAAGAAACAGCTACAGGAGTAGAACAAGCTATTAATATGAGTTATGCTCAAACAGAAATGTATTTTGTAAATCACGCGGAACATTTAATGCCTAAGATACATCAAATGAGAACTGATTTAGCACAATACTATCATTCTAACAACCCTAGTATTAGATTACAATATATGACTTCTATGGAAGAAAGAGTGAACTTTATGATTAATGGTGATGATTTATTATCAAGAGAACTTAATGTTTATATAACAACTAAAATTAATCAGAGAATGTTATTAGAACAAATAAGACAACTTGCAATAAATAATAATACAACTAATGCAACCATTTATGATTTAGGTAACATTTTAAAATCAGATTCTATTGCTGAAGTTGATTCTGTACTTAAAACTATAGAAGAAAAAACTAATGCTAGAGTTCAACAAGAACAACAAGCAGCTAAAGAGTTACAACAAATGGAGCAACAAGCAGAAGAAAGAAAGTTCATGTTAGAAGCAGAACAAGAAGCTACTCAGAATGCATTAGATAGAGAAACAAATATTAAAATTGCAGAGATACGTGCAGCAGGATATGGATCTATGGTTGATATAAATAAAAATGAACAAAGTGATTTTATAGATGCTATGGAATATCTTGATAAAAAAGAAGCAGTACAAGCTAAAATGGACTTAGAAAGAAATAAAAATGAAAGAACTACAATGATAGAAAATAAAAAATTAGCAATGAAAGAAAAAGAATTACAAGTAAAAGAAAATATTGCTAATAAACAATTACAAATTGCCAAAGAAAATAAAAATAAATATGATACTAAAAAGACAAAATAGTATTAGCTATGTATTAGGTCATAGTTATTTTTTAAACTTAAAATATGTAAATGTTTAAGATTTATTTTATATCTTTACATTAGAAACAGTAACCAAAAAAGATAAAAAGTATGGAAGACGAAAATGTAATATTAGACAACATTGATGATTTTCTCCCAATGCCAGGAGCAGAATCAATAGTAACTTCGCCTAATGTATTAACTACAGAAGAAGAAGAAACAATTGATATTGATGAAGATTTTAAAGATGAATTAGAAGATGTAATTCCTTCACTTAATCCTGAAGAAGAGGAAGAAGTAGAAGATAAAACTAAAACATCTACAAAAGGAAAAATCAAAAACAACGCTGATATTTTTAAAACTTTAATTGATAAAGATTTACTTATACCTTTTGATGATGACAAACCTTTAGAAGAATACACAGAAAAAGATTGGGAAGATTTGATTAAAAGTAATTTTGAAGAAAAGGAAAAAGAATTAACTGAAAAAACCCAAAAAGAATTTTTTGAAGCTTTGCCTAAAGAATTACAAATGGCAACCAAATATGTATTAGATGGTGGCAATGATTTACAAGGAATGTTCAGAGCATTGGCTCAAACAGAACAAGTAAAACAATTAGATGTAGATGTTCCAGAACATCATGAACATATTGTAAGAGCTTATCTATATGCTAAAAATTTTGGTACACAAGAACAAATAGAAGAGCAAATAGAAGAATGGGCAGAACTAAAAATGCTTGGTAAAAAAGCAACGCAATTTAAACCTGTTATTGATGAAATGCAAGAAGAGATTGTACAGCAACAAGTAAAGAAACAAGAAGATCATAAAAAAGCTATGATTGCTAAAAGAGAGTCTTATATTAATAATATAGCAGATACTTTAAAAGCAGGTGAATTAGGCGGAGTTAAAATAGATAATAAACGTCAGAAAATGTTATTTGAAGAAATGACAACCACTAAGTATCAAAGTATGACTGGAAGACCTACTAATTTACTTGGTAAGTTATTAGAAGATTATCAATTTGGTGATAAACCTAGATATGATTTAATAGCAGAAGCTGTATGGCTTTTAGCAGAACCAGATGCTTATAAAGAATCTATAAGACAAGTTGCTAAAAATGAAACAGCAGATGAAATTACTAGAAAGTTAAAAACAGAACAAGATAGTAAAGGTAATACAAGTGTTGCTCCAGAAATTAAAACAGAGAAAAGAAAAATTAAAAGACAAAGTAGAAATATATTTGATAAATAATAGTATTAACAATTAAATTTAATAAAAATGAGTGTAGTATTAAACAACGGTATTTATGTAAGGGAAACCAATGTAAAAGTTGGTGGACACCTTGATTCTTACCACCTTAATAACATGCTTAAAGGAACATCAGCTCATGATTTGGGTATTGTTGACCTTTGGGTAATGGCACAAAAGGTAGAAATGCCTTTGTACCAGATGTCTAATTTTGGTGGAAAAAACATCATCGAAGTAGATGATCCAAATGGAGCTTATAAGTGGAAGACTCCAGTAGTATCTGATTTGCCTTATATCACAGAAGATGTAGAACCAACTCATTCTAATCTTGGTATTGATGGTACAACCTTTAAAATTAAAGTAAACAAACGTTCATTTGGACATGGTGATATTATCACTTATGACAAATATAATGGATTGGAAATGTATATCACAGATGATGATATTCTTCCTTCTGCAGATGGTTATGTTTACACAGTTCAATTAGTAAATAATGACAATCTTGCTGTAATGGACAAGAGTTATCTTAAACCTGGTACAAAGATCTTCAGAATTAGTTCTGTAAGAGGTGAGTATGGTGAGAAATTCTCTGACATTGGTGAAGTTGAAAGTGGATACCGTGAGTACTACAACTTTGTAGGACAAGCAGAAGCTCATTCACATTTTACAGTTTCTAGTAGAGCTGATTTGATTTTAAAGAAAGGTATGACTGATGAAGGTCTTTTAGTAGTTAATGAATTGTGGAGAAACTTTGATAAGACTTTAGATCCTTCTATTACTTCTCTTGATGATATGGTTAAAAAAATGGGTAAAGACTATGTGAAGAAAGCAGTAGAAAAAGGAACTCTTACCAGATCATTTATTACTAAATTAGAAGCAGCTAACCTTACCAAAATTGCAAATGATATTGAAAGATATTTGATGTGGGGTAAAGGTGGTAGAGTAAAACAAGATGGTCCAGATGATATTAGATTATCAGTAGGTCTTTGGAAACAATTAGATAATTCTTATAAAAAGATTTATACTAAAGCAGGATTTAGTCTTGATATGTTCCAAACTGAATTGCATAACTTCTATAATGGTAAAGTAGAATTTAAAGGTCCAGATCCAAAACGTGACATTATAGTTCAAACTGGTTTAGCTGGTATGAGACTTGTTAATGAAGCAATTAAACGTGAAGCTTTGGGTACAGGATTAACTGTAAATCTTGATAAATCAGGTATGAATGGTATTAGTGGTAGCAATGCAATGGATATGCATTATGGTTTTGCTTTCACAAGTTATACTATTCCTTTCTTAGCAAATGTTAAATTTGTTTTAAATCCTGCTTTTGATAATGTTCATACTTCTGATATTGAAAACCCAATCATTGATGGTTTCCCATTGTCATCTTATAACTTTATAATTTTTGATATTACTCAAAATACAAATGACAATATTTTCTTATTGAAGAAAAAATACGACAGTCAATTGAGATGGTGGTATCAGAATGGTACTATGGACTATTTGGGTAGAGAGAGTGGATTTGCTAGTTCAGGTAACTTCAATGGATATAAAGTGTATATGACACAAGCAATGCCTTCTATTTGGGTCAAAGATCCAACCAAAGTTTTAAAATTAGTTATGAGGAATCCTGTAACTGGATCGAGTTTTTAACTAACTATTTGATAATCAATACGTTACCTTGTCAATATGGTGTGTTGGGCAGCAATGTCCAACCACCTTTTTTAAAAAAAGAATAAGAACCAAAAAGAAAAGAAATATATGGAAACAATGATTGAAAAACATAACACATTAAAAAGAAGTAGTTCTATATCTATAAAACCTTATGCAGATCCTTCTGTATCAAATATGGGATTAGAAAGATATAATATGGCTTTATTTGAAGGTGTAATACAAGAGGAATCTATTGTATATTTAGATCCAACAGGGAGTGGTAAAAGACGTTATATTACAGGACTTAATGAATTTGCCCCTGAAGTACAAATGCTTCCTATTGATGAAAAAGAAGCTAAAATAAAAGACATTAGAGAATGTGTTGCTATTATAGAAAGATATTTTGG